GCAAATGCGTTCTGAATTAATTGCTAGAATATTTGCTGAGACAGGTGTTAAAGATTTGTTTAGAAAGATGTTTGAACTTTCAGTTAAGTATCAAGATAAAGAAAAAATTATTGCAATCAATGGACAGTACATTCCTGTTCTTCCTACAGAATGGAAAGATAGATTTAATATTTCAATTAGTGTGGGTCTTGGCACAGGATCTAAAGAACAACAAATTGTAATGTTAAATAATATTTTAGATAAACAGCTACAAGCATTTCAATTACAAGGTCAAAGAGAATATCCTATGGTAGGATTAAAGAATATTTACAATACTCTTGCTAAGATAATTGAAAATGCTGGATTAAAAACAGTAGATAGCTACTTTATTAATCCTGATATAGGAAAACAATATGTAACTCCTCCTCCACCTCCACCAGTTCCACCTATTGAAAAAATAGAAATGACTAGAATTGATGCTGAGAACAAGAGAAAAATTGCTGATCTTGAGTTGGATTACAAACAATTACAACAAAAACAACAAGAAATGTTATTAGACTTTGAAGCTAAGATTAAAGAAATGGGTTTAAAATACGGAACACAACTTGATACAGCTAAATTAAAAGCAGAAGCTGATTTAGATAAAATGATTATATCTGAAAACAGTAAAATACTTGAAGAAGCACAAAATTCTGCTAATATGTTTACAGATCAGTTACAAGGAATAAATGGACAACCAAGATCAAACGAAAAGAACGCTGGAGTTGAGCAGATCATCTCAGGCGAAACTAATATTAGAGAATGATCTTTTTAAAGAGTGTTTAGTAACTCTTAAAAAAAATTATTCTGATGCTCTATTTGAACAAACTGGAGTGAATGATAATCATGCAAGAGAAAAATTATGGTTAGCATATCAAGTTCTAGGAAAAGTAGAGAATCATTTTAAAGAAATTCTTGAGACAGGAAAATTAGCACAAAAACAATTAGCTGATTTTCATAAGCAAGGAAAAAAATTCTAACACAGTTAGAATAAGCCAACCTAATATCTAGGAGCTTAAACACAAACAGGAGACATTATGTCAAATCAAAACCCATTACTGAACAAACCTGAGTCAGTAATAGGTGCAGCAAAATCTATTGAAGGTTTGTTGGACTCTAAAGAAGGAGTTAGCAAAAAACCTCAAGAAGAAGCAGCACCAGTTGAACCAAAAGAACCTACAGAAGCACAAGCTACTGAAGATACTCAAGAGGTAAAACAAAAACCTGAAGAACAACTTGAAGATAAAGTTCAAGAATCTTTAGATCAAGAAGAAGCATCAAAAGAAAATGCGATTGAAGAACAAGAAACTGATTACCACCAAGTTAAAGTTAATGGTGAAGTAATTGAAGTTGAACTTGAAGAATTAAAAGCAGGTTATCAGAAAGATGCGGACTATAGACGAAAGACCGAAGAACTAGCTATAGAAAAAAGACAAGTTCGTTCTGAGCAAGATCGTCTAACGCAAGAGTATTCAACTAAGATTGAAGAATTAAATAATCTTAATGCTACTCTTAACGCAGAAGTAAACAATGAGTTAAATTCAAAAGAGTTGGATAAACTTTTTGAAGAAGACCCTACTGAAGCTGCTAAGATTGAAAGAAAATTGAGAAGACGAAAAGAAACGATTTCTCAAAGTCAAGTAAAACTTAGACAACATCAAGAGCAACAGTTTCAGAAAATTTTAGCCGAAGAACAAAATAAGGTTGCTTTAAAACATCCTGACTTTGTTGATCCTATAAAAGGAGCTACGCTAAAAACAAACATGAGAAATTATTTAGTACAAAGAGGTTTCAACGATAAAGAAGTTTCTAGTATTTATGATAGCAGAATGTTTGATGTGGTTATGGATGGAATGAAACATTTAAATTCAGCAAATAGACCAAGACCTAATATTGCTAAAAAAATTGTTAAACCATCTAAAGTTGTTAGATCAGGCGTTAAGGTTACAAAAGATGATAAGATTTCACAATCAAGGTTGGATCAATTTAAAACGCTTAAGAAATCTAAAGGCGATCCAAAAATTGCTGCTGATTTACTGAAGCGTTATTTATAAACAATAACCTAACGGAGAACAACAATATGCCTGCATTAGCAACATATACAACAGTTGGTATAAGAGAGGATCTAGCTGATATTATTTATAGTATATCACCTACTGAAACTCCTTTTATGTCAGGTGTTGCAAAAACAAAAGCAACAAACACACTACATCAATGGCAAACAGACGCCTTAGCTGATGTAGCTGCAAACGCACAAGCTGAGGGAGCAACAATAAGTTACCCTACGCTAAGTGCAACAAGTAAACTGGGTAACCACACACAGATCAGCTCAAAAGCTCTACAAGTAACTGGAACTAATGACGCTGTAACATCTGCTGGTAGAAACTCTGAATTAGCTTACCAAGTAGCAAAATCTGCAAAAGAATTAAAAAGAGATATGGAAACAGCTCTTTTATCTAATGTAGCTGCTGCTGCTGGTTCTGCTTCATCACCAACAAGAAAATTAGGTGGAGTTCAAACATGGATTTCAACTAATGTATCTGCTGGTGCTGGTGGATCAGGAGCTGGTGGTGGAGCTATCAGAACTGATGGAACACAAAGAGCATTTACAGAAGACCTTTTAAAAGGTGTTTTGGTTCAATGTTTCAATTCAGGTGGCAACCCAAACATGATAATGGTTAATGCTTTTAACAAGCAAAGATTATCAGGTTTTACTGGTGGATCTACAAGATTTGACGCAGCAGAAGATAGAAGATTAATAACTTCTATTGATGTTTATGAGTCAGATTTCGGAACTATGCAAGTAGCTCCTAATAGATTCATTAGACAAGCTAACTCAACTTCAGGAAAAAGAGGACAAGATGCTCTAGTATTAGAGATGGATATGTTCGCTGTTGCTTTCTTAAGAGATTTCTCTCTACAGAATCCTGCACAAACTGCTGACGCAGATCAGAGATTCATGGTAGCTGAGTACACTCTTGAGTCAAGAAACGAAGCTGCAAGTGGAATGGTTACAGATATAACTACTTCATAAGCAATCTAATTGTGTTGAGGGGTGTAACCTTTTAAAAAATACACTCCTCACACTTAATCAAGTTGAAGTCTTAAATAGGTTATAGACGGAACGACAAACGGAGAAATAAAATGAGAACATTAAACGATTACTTTATAACAGTAAGATTAGCTGACATATCAGCAACAGGTGGAGTAGCATTTGTTGCTATACCTGATGGTGGTAGAGTTATCAAAATTCATGCTGTTCAAGAAGGTGCAATTACAGGTTCAAATGCTGCAATAACTTTTTTCACTAAACAAGGTGGATCTACAGTTATGACATCATCAGGAATAACTGTTCCTTATGCTGGAGATGCTGTTGGAGATGTAAGAACATCAACACCATCAGCAGTAAATTTAGTAGCAGAAGGCGACTTTATAAAAGTAGCAACAGACGGAGCTTCAACAGGAGTTTGTCCTTTAAATTGTACTTTTGTTATTAGAAGATAATAGTATATAAGAATAATTGGGGAAGCTAGTCTAGCGACAAATTTCCCCTTAAAAAATAAATAGGAGAAAAAAATATGAGTTTTAATTACGGATTAAGACCTATAACAATAAATAATATAACAATGCCTAGTCCAGCAGCTTCAACAGCAACTGCTGCTTTTGGTTCACAAACTGAATATGTAAGAGTTTGTAGTCCAGTTGATTGTCATATTGTATTTGGTGGAACTGCAACTATTGCACCTCCAACTGCTAGTGCAACAAGTATATTTATACCTGCCGACCAACCTGAAATATTTAAAGTTACTCCAGGTTCTAAGTGTTCAGGTTTAACTGCAACTAATGGTGATGTTATTTCTATTGTTGAACTAAGTGCATAATGGCTAAAAAAAAAGGTTTATATGGTATTAGCAATTATGTTAAAACTAAACCTAGAAAAAGACCTGGTCGTCATGCAAAAAGTTATAGTAAAAGAATACCAAGTAGAAAAAAAAGTAGAGGTCAAGGATAAATGAAGGACATTATTAAAGACGGCTTACAAACAACTACTTATGATTTAGATAAGCAAGAAGAAAGAGTTGTTGTAAAAGAAGAAACAAATATTGATCCTCATTTAAAACATAATAAAAGATTATTAAATCTTAATGATGGGTACTCTAAAACAAGAGATTTAAAAAGAGTTGCTTCTATACCTTTAGGTGCATTACAAATTTGGGCTTTAGAATATGATCCAAGTTGTAAAGGAAACTGGTGGAAACTTCCAAAAGAAACTCAAAGTAAAATACTAAAACTTAAATTAAACAGTAGTGAGTTTAAATATTTTAGAACAGCAGAAGGAAAATTATAATGGCATTATCTAATTATATAGAATTACAAGCATCTTTAGCAAATTGGTTAAACCGATCAGACTTAACAACTGAGATTGCAAATGATTTCATTGTTTTAACAGAAAAAGATTTTAATTCTAAATTAAGAGTTAGAAAACAAATATCACAAACAACAATTACTATTAATGCTGAAACTGAAAATTTACCAACAGGATTTTTACAAGTAAGAGATTTTTATATTTTATCAGGAACACAAAAACATTCTTTAACTTATATGACTCCTCCACAAATGGATCAGATAAGAGGAACTAATACAAGTGGTATGCCAAGAGTTTATACTATACTTGGAGATACATTTAGATTTTCACCATTACCTGATGCTACATACACAGGTTATTTAAATTTCTACAAAGAATTTGATGCTTTATCTTCATCAAATGCAACAAACTATATATTAACTAATCATCCATCTATTTATTTATATGGTGCATTATATCATGCTTCTAATTTTTTAGGTGGTGTTGATCCTCAAAGAGTACAACAATGGCAACAACTATATGTTACAGCTTTAGAAAGATTAGAAAGAAATGATAGAGAAGATCAATTTAGTGGTTCACCATTACAAATAAGAGGAGATGTAACAGTTGAATCTCCTTTTTCTGACAATGTAAGATCAACCAGTAATAATGGATAACAAATGAAAAAACTTACAACAAAACAAAAAGATTTATTAAAAAAACATTCATCTCATCATACAAGAAAACACATGGAAGAAATGGGTGAAGCTATGATGCAAGGATCTAGTTTTTCTAAAGCACATAAAAAAGCATTAAAAAAAGTAGGAGTATAAATGCAAGTACCTTTTGGCGAATGGCTTCCTGACCAACCAGCATATTTAAATCCTGGTGCTAATGAAGCTAACAATGTTTACTACGCTGCAAGATCATATAAACCTTTTCCATCTTTAGTAAAATTTTCAACAAACAATATTGGTGCAAATTCAAAAGGAGCAGGTTCTTTTAGATCAACTTCTAATGTAGCTAATAACTTTGCTGCAACAAAAACTAATATTTATAAATTAGAACAAGGTTCTTTTACTTCTATTAAATCAGGATTAACAGGAACAGATACAGATTTTTTTACCTTTACACAATTTGGAGATCATATTATTGCAAGTAATGGTAAAGATGCTCCTCAATATTTTTTAATGGGAACATCTAATAGCTTTGCTAATCTAAGCACTATTGCAACAAGTGGTACTCCACCAGTATTTAGAACATCAGGTGTTATCAGAGATTTTTTAGTTACAGGTAATCAAAATGCAAATCGTAATAGAGTTCAATGGTCAGGTATTAACGATATAACAACTTGGACTCCAGGAACTAAACAAGCAGATTCACAAGACTTACCAGGTTCAGGTGGTCAGATCGTAGCTATAACATCAGGTGAGTATGGTTATGTATTTAGACAAAACGAAATAGTAAGAATGGATTATGTAGGTGGTGCAACAGTATTTAGATTTTCAGTTGTATCTCCTAATAGAGGTGCAGTTTATGGAAAGACAGTTTGCCAAGATAACAGGAGAGCTTTCTTTTATGCTGATGATGGTTTCTTTGAAGTAAGTGGCGATCAAGTAAAAGCTATTGGTGCAGAAAAAGTAAATAGATTTTTTGATGTAGATTTAAATAAAGCATTCTCAGATAGAATAGTAGCTGCTGTAGATCCTTTTAATCAATTAGCTATTTGGTTATATCCATCATCTCAAGACACAGCAAATACTACAGGTATATGTGATAGAGTTATTGTATATAATTATGTTACAGAAAAATGGAGTATAGCTGATGCTTCTGCTTCTACAATTTTTACACAGTTTTTAGGAGCTTACACAGTAGAACAAATGGATTTGATTTCAGGAAACCTAGATAACATTAACATTTCTTTAGATACTACATTTTGGGATGGAGGACAGTTATCTTTAGGAGCAATAAATTCAAGTTTTGAGTCAGCTATCTTTTCAGGTGATTCAGGTGAAGTAACTTTAGAAACTTCAGAATTAGAGTTGTTTCCAGGATTAAGAAGTGATATTACAGAAGTAAGACCGATTGTTGATGCCAATGCAACAGTAGCAATAACAAAAAGAGAAAAATTAGTAGATCAACCAGTTACATCTAGTTATTCATCTATGGTTACAAGTGGTAGTGTACCAGTAAGACAATCAGGAAGATATGTAAGAGCAAGTGTTAAAATCCCAGCAGGTACTGCTTGGAAAGATGCACAAGGGGTTAATTTTGTAGCTTCAAAAGCAGGTGGAAGATGACAGATAAAACTGATATAGACAATGTACGATACAGTTTAGACACACAGGAATTTTTTCAAAGACAAGTAGAAGAAGCTGTTAATGTTTTGATTAACGAAAAAAATACAGAAAACAATAAAGCATTTGCTTGGTTTTTAGGAGATTAAAAAAAATAAATGACAAGTAACATTAAAGATTATTCAACAACCCAATCTAGCAACACTACATTAAATACAATTAATGTTGCAGAGGGAATGTTACCATCCAATCTTAATAATGCCATTAGAGCATTAATGAAAAATACTAGAGATTGGTATAATGATGCACAATGGGTAGAGTATGGTGTTGGATCAGGAACTCCAGTTGTAGCTTATGCTTCAGCAACTTCATTTACTTTAACAGGTGCAAATTCAACATCTCAATATGTTGCAAATAGGAGAGTTAAAGCTATTGGTTCTTCAACAGGAACAATTTACGGAACAATATCTTCTTCTGCTTTTAATGGTGTAACAACAACTACAGTAAATGTTACTTGGGATTCAGGACAACTTTCTTCAGAAACATTAAGAATTTATATTGGTATTTTAACACCAACTAATACTTCAATTCCTTTAGGTGTTATTGGTTCAGCTCAAATTGCAGATGGATCTGTTACTACTGCTAAGATTGCTAATGATGCAATTAATAATGATAAGATTGCAGACAATGCAGTTCAAGCATCACAACTAAATGCAAATGCAGTAACAGAAGCTAAAATAAATGCTAATGCTGTTACAACAACAAAGATAGCAGATGACGCTATAACAACTGCAAAGATTACAGACGCTAATGTTTCTACTGCTAAATTAGCTGACAACGCAGTTACTACTGCAAAAATAACTAATTCAAATGTTACTGCTGATAAGTTAGCTAGTAACGCTGTTACTACTGCTAAGATTACAGATGCAAATGTAACAACTGCTAAGATAGCAGATGCTAATGTTACAACTGCAAAAATATTAGATTCAAATGTTACAACAGCTAAAATTGCTGATGATGCAGTTACTGCTGCTAAAATAGCAGATGCAGTTTTAGTTACAGCTTCTGAACAATCAGGATCTACACCTGATGATGTTACAGTATTTACAACTTCAGCAGCTAATAATAGATTTTTTAATGTAGATAGTTCTGAAACAATTAGTTCAGGACAAACATGGTCAGATAGTGATTCGTTTATTGCAACAACAGCAGCTATATCAGCTAGAGTTATAGATTTAGTAGATGATGTAGGTGGCTTTGTTCCGATAGCAAATGAAACAAGTTTTCCAAATGTAAATCCTGATGTCAATAATGGTGTAGGAACTATTGTTAGTGTTGAAGCACTTGCAAATTCTTATACTGCAAGTGGATCAGGTGTTGTAACTATACCTAATGGTACAGTTGGTAATTCAACAGTTACATTAAATGGAGTTGCTAATGGTTCTTCTTTACCTGCTGGTTATGGTATCTTAGTTGAATCAACAACAACTCAACACACATACAATTTTCATAGATTAGTTCCTAAAGCAACTGAAGTAACAACAGTAGCTGGAATATCAACTGCAATTTCAAATGTTAATTCAAACTCATCAAATATAAATACAGTTGCAGGAAATTCTACTAATATTAATACAGTAGCTGGTATATCTTC